GACCCATACGAGAACCTCGCGAACGCCATCGTGCTGCAGGCCGTCAAGGATTACCGAAAAGCATTAAAGACGCTGCAGATGAATCCGATGAGCAGATCAGCAAATGCGGACAAGAACACGCTGGAACGATTCTTTCTCTCCGATTGGTACCGGCTGCTGACCGCAGTCGACGGAGAGATGCTGATAGAGAAAATAAATCAGGAGGTGAAAGAATGACCCCAAAACAATATTTAAACCAAGCAAAACACTTGGATGCGATGATCAACTGCCGTTTAAGAGAGATCGACTACTGGAAGGAACTCTCGGTATCCATCACCTCAGGACGATATGACGGCATGCCCCACAGTCCCAACCGTCCTGCTGATGCAGCCTTTGTTCGCTGCATCGAACAAATCGATGAAGCACAGAAAGATGTGGCTGAGAAGGTCGCAAGGTTGATCACCCTGCGTGAAGAGATCAGCAGCCGGATCAGCATGCTTCCAAATCACGACGAACAGCTGGTGCTGCGCTTCCGTTACATCGATGGATGCACCTGGGAAGATATCGCAGACATCTTGAACGTCTCGATTCGTACCGTCCATCGCATACACGGATCGGCGCTGCAGAATTTTTCCGTGCCGGAATGAAAGTTGGCACACTTTGTCACAGTTTGTCATACCCGACCTGTGCTATAGTTATAATGACGAAAGAGAATAAAGATACATGCCTCGAAAGGTTAATCCCTTCCGGGGCTTTTGTTATGCAAGGGAGTGAAAGTCATGCCAAGGAAACCTAAGCGTCCCTGCCGCTACCCAGGCTGCAGCAACCTCGCTGAAGATGGTGAGCAGTACTGCCCTGCTCATAAGAAACAGATGCAGCAGCACTACGACCACTTCACCCGCGGCTACAACGGACATAAGCGTTACGGGAGTCAGTGGAGAAAGATAAGGACCCGCTACGTAAAAAAGCACCCTCTCTGCGAGGAGTGCCTAAAGCAAGGGCGCTACGTTCCAGTTGAGGAGGTCCACCATATCATTCCGATCTCCGAAGGTGGAACGAACGACGAAAGTAACCTCGAAAGTTTATGCCGGAGCTGTCACGAGAAGATCCACGGGAAACGCGGTGACAGATAAAAAGACCGCCCCATTGCAGGCGGTCTTTGTTACATGTTAAAGAGATCCGCATGGCTTCCAGTGTCTACCAATGTCAGTGTGAGGATGTCGTTCTCTATCAGATAGACGAGAAGCCAGTCCGGCTGAATATGACATTCACGGAAGCCTTTGAGTTTTCCCTTCAGTTCGTGGTCATGGTACTTCTCCTCCAGTGCTTTACCCTGACGTAAAGTGTTGATGACGTCATCAAGAAGAGAAAGGTCCAGCCCACGCTTCTTCATCAGCTTATAGCTTTTCTTATAAGCCGAAGTAAATTTGACGTTTAAGTTCATTCAGGCTTCAAGAGCTTTCTTAAGATCTTCCATGCTGGTGTATCCCGGCACGTCAGGGTCACGGGAAATGCGCTTTGCCTCATCGGCAGCGCTGAGCAATTCTTTAGAGTACTGTGGAACCTCAACCTTGAAAGGAAGTCCGCCTCTCATAATGCACTGTCTTAAGAAAATATTGACAGCGCCGGACATATCCAGACCGAGTTCATTAAAGAGTTCGTTCGCCTGCTTTTTGACACCGGAATCAATACGGATCTGAGTTGGAACTGTAGACATATAAATCATCTCCTTTCAGCTCAGATTATAGCCCGTTTGGTTTACGTTGTCAATCAAAATGATAATATTCTGTCGGTAGGGGCGGTCTGAATCTCTAAAGGCAATCAGCCAAAAGACCGGCGCCCCCTCACCTGCGCAGAACATGCGTTTTCTTAAGGGTAATAACCCAGCAGACTGTTAGGAATATCAAAATATTGAAAAAGGAGGCAGCTACATTATGCCTACAAAATCGAATAATACCGGCGGTCGCGGAGGCAGACGCCCCGGCGCCGGACGAAAGAAAAAAGCTGCGCTGGAGAAATACCAAAATGGAAATCCCGGAGGAAGGCCACTTGAGGTACTGGACATTCCGGACCTTGAAGGCGCGGAAATGCCGAAGCCTCATGAATTTCTTTCGGATATTCAGCATGATGGCTCTGAGTTTGCCGCTGCTGAGATCTACAAAGAGACCTGGGATTGGCTCGATGGCCTGGGTGTCGCCCGCGCGGTGTCTCCGGCGCTTCTTGAGCGATACTCCATGGCCTCCGCCAGATGGATCGCCTGTGAGAAGATCACCTCAAAACTTGGATATCTGAGCAAGCATCCGACTACGGGAAAGCCAATTCCATCACCTTTCATCAACATCGGGATTAACTACATGAATCAGGCCAACAGGCTCTGGAATGAAATCTTTCAGATCGTAAAAGAAAACTGCTCGACCGAATTCAATGGATCGAATCCTCAGGATGACGTGATGGAGCGGCTGCTTAGAGCAAGACGCGGAGGTAAGTAATGGAGAAAACAACACAGTACTATCTCGAAGACACCGATAAGCTGATCCCCTACGCCAGAAATGCGAGAACCCATTCTGACAAACAGATTGCACAGATTGCTGCATCGATTAAAGAATTCGGCTTCCTGTCCCCTATTGTAATCTCAAAAGATAACACCATCCTTTGCGGGCACGGAAGGTTTTATGCTGCGCAGAAATTAGGGCTGAAGAAAGTTCCTTGCGTAAAGGAAGAATATCTGACCGACGCCCAAAAGCGTGCATATATTATCGCGGACAACCAGCTGTCCCTCAACGCTGGCTGGGATGAAGATTTATTATCCGTTGAGCTGTCTGATCTTCAGGAAAACGCCTTCGACCTTTCCCTTCTTGGTTTTGACGAAAAGGACCTCGCGAAGCTCATGGATGTGGATACAGAAGCAGTAGACGATGATTTCGATGTAGAGGCAGAGCTCGAGAAACCGTGCTTTTCTAAGCCAGGTGACATCTGGTATCTAGGAAAACACAGAGTCATCTGCGGAGATTCCACAAAGATTGATACATACACATCTCTTCTTGAAGGCAAAAAGGTGAATCTGGTATGTACCGATGCTCCATATTTTGTGAATCTGGAAAGCGCATCCGGCAAAGTCACTAATGACGATCTGAATGACAAGGATGCTTATGAGTTCCTGATGAAGGCCTTTACCTGCATGCGGGATAGCATGGCGGACGATGCTTCGATCTATGAGTTCTATGCGACATCCAAAGCACGTATATTCCATGATGCCTTTGAAGATGCAGGCTTTAAGGTAGGCGCCGGTCTGGTCTGGAAAAAGGACCGGCTTGTTCTCACCAGGACGGACTGGAAATACATCCACGAGCCGATCATCTGGGGATGGAAGAAAAAGGGCAAGCATATCTGGTACGGAGACCAAAAACAGGTCACGGTATTTGAATTTCCCCGAATCAAGAGCAGCAAGAAAGAAGGCTATAACCATCCGGACGCGAAACCAGTGCCGCTCATCGCCTATCTGATCTCCCAGTGCACGATGACGAACAGCCTCGTCCTGGATGCTTTTATGGGATCCGGCACGACGATCGTAGCTTGTGAGGAACTGGGCCGGATTGCCTACGGAATAGAGATTGAGCCAAAGTTCATCGATGTCGAGGTGATGCGCTACAAGAAGTTCATGGAAGACGCAGGTAAAGATGCTTCTGACATTTATCTGCTCCGTGATGGTAAGAAGCTTACGCTGGATGAAGCGCTGGCGGAAATGCCGTCTGACCTTGTATAATCCTTGAATTTAAGCAGTTTTCCCTTGCTATTTCTTCGCTTTAGAGTGATGTATGTACCTGCCAAAAGAAACAAAACCAAGGAGGTACGAAAATGAAATTTAGCTACAAGGTGACAGGAGAAGAACGGAAGGACTTAGTGACAGAGATCTGCCGGATCACAGGAGACACATCGGAATACCAGTTCATGCCGACCTGCGCATACAAAGTGGGAAATGTCACCATCGATAAAGACGGCGGAGTCACCTGCGAAAACGAAGAAAAGCTAAATCATATCGCAGAGGAGCTTGAAAAGGTCGATTTCACTCCGGAAGATGACAGCGGCGCGGATGAGCCTGATGCTCCAGATGAGACGGAAAACGCCGAAGAATACACCGGCCTGACCTTTGAAATCCCAATTGACCAGGTAGATGTCACCAACCTTTCCAACTTCTTAAAGGCAAAAGGAAGCCTCATCAAGAAGTCC